CGCGCGGCAGCGTGTAGCCAGCGATTTGCAGCGCCATCTCGGGATAGATCGCGTTGCTGGTCTTGAGATCGCCCAGCGTCAGCTTGCCGTCGATCACGGCCTCGAGGTCCAGCGTCCCGCAGAAGCCGTGCTCGCGGCTGTACACGACGCGCTCGCTGCTGAGCCAGAGGATGTCGTGTCGCGCGGCCCAGGACTCGAAGCCGTTGACCGCGTTGTGTGCCTGATCCCAGTCCGGGAAGTCCGGGTACTCCACGCTCAGGATCGGCCAGATATCAGCGCTCTCGCCGTGCGGCCTGCCTCTGCCGCCGTTGCGGATCGCATCCTTGACATACAGCTTGATCCAGTGATGGGCGACGGTACCGATGTTCGCCGCCGCGCGCTTGAACTTGCTGTGCTCGACCCGCCCGTTCTCCAGCAGCAGCAGCAGCCGGATGTCCACGGGCGCCGTCAGTGCGTCGTACCACGCCTCCTTGAACTTGGCCGTGACGTCCAGCTCCGGCACGCTCACGATCACGCGGCCCGCGGCCTTGGGATCGGGCCTGAACTTCAGCTCGAACCCGGCGTCTCTGATCCGCGGGTACTTGTCCTTGCGACCGATATGCACGGTGGCGGGCTTCGCCTCCAGCAGGCTCGCGTGTCCGTAGCCGTAGTCGCAGGCCATGCCCACCGCCCACCAGATCAGCGCCGGCTTGCTGAGTACATTCAGCGCCGTGGTCACGCCCGGCACCGGCTCATCGCCGCGCATATACACGTGGGTCCGCCGGCCCAGGCGCTCGAAGAAGTCCAGCTGCTCCAGGCCGCCGTACAGGTGATAGCGGGTGCCATCGTAGTCGCGGCTCTTGCCCGGCCGCGAGATTGATTCGCAGCCGCCCGGCGGATCCCAGACGATTTCAGCTGGCAGCCTTCCGCCCGCTTCAGTACTAGCTTTGTCGGTTGCGGTATCCATTGGTGGTACACTCCTTATCAGGTTTCCAAGCGACCCCCGGCTGCGGGCCGGGGGTTTTGTTCATCGCTAGCCCGTACCCTGCCGGTCCATATCGATCGGCGGGCCTGGGTCCAACTCCATCGCCTCGGCCTTGTAGTGCTCAGGGTGCAGGCCCTCCTTGAGCACCAACTGCACGGCCATATAGCCGGTGTACTGGTGCGGGTCGGCGCGCATCGTCGCCTGCATCGCGATCTGCTGATCCCAGCACCAGATCGCGGCGTCATGCTGCTTGCCAGCGTCGTCTTTCCAGGCCGCCCGCCACACGTAGGCCGGGCCGTCGCCGGTCTCCGCCGTCTTGCCGTTGCCCAGCAGCACGACGATCCGCTTACCCAGCGGCAGCGCTGGCTTGGGCGGCTCCTGGGACCTGGGCTGCTGCGCGGGCTGCGCTGCTGGCTGTGGCTTGCCTGCGGGCGGGGACTCCTGCCGGTACTGCTGGGGATCATCCTCGACGTCCTGCGTGAACATGTGGCTCGCCGCGACCGCCGTTAGCACGCCGTCGATCATGGACCGCTTCTTCGCCATCTTCAGTACGGTGTTGCGCTTGTCGTGCGGGTTGGTCGGGACGTAGACCTGCTTGTCGCTGATCCTCGTCTGGCGGCTGTGCTTGTCGAAGGACGTGAGCGGCTCGGACTCCGCCAGCTGATCCGGCGTCAGCGCGTTGCGGTAGGCGCGCTCCCGCCGGTACTTGTTTTCCATGGTAGAGCAGCTGCCGATGCCCACGCCGACCGTCGCCCCGCTGGCAAGGTGCGTGATCGTGGTAACGACCTCGAACTCGACATGCCCGTCCTCGCCGACAGGCTTCTCGTGCACATCGATGGTGGTCACGCCCAGGCCGAATGCTTTGAGCAGCTTTTCGGCTCCGCTCTTGAGCAGTGTCGGCTTGTCGCCGCAGCCCTTGATCGTGTTGTAGTCGGGACCGCGCTTTAGTACACGGTGCATGATGTCATCGAGCGCCTGCATCATCTGCACCGTCTGCTCGACCTGGGCAACCAACTCCAGTTGCCGGACCGGCAGCGGCCCAGGCTGCGCGATCTGCGTTTCGGGTTCCACTACGGCCAGCGCCCCGCTGGTGCCGTCAGTATCTTTCTCTGCCATGGCCTGTCGGCCTCCTGTCTAGGTTTCCAAGTGCCGCGTTAGTCCGCCGCGGCGGGCGGGCTGCGTCAGGGCAGCTGCCGAACTTCGATGTCGCCGGTGTAGTCGCGGCGCACTTCGAAATCGCCGTGACAACCTTGATGATCAAAACCGCCGATCCGCCTGTCCGCCTCCTCAAGCAATCGACGCGCGTCCCAGTGATCGCAGCAGACGCCTTCCCTGACCAATTCGTCCTCCTTGCTGAATTGGCTTCGCCAGCTCTCAATCCGCATGTCCCGCCTCTTGTGGCTGAAAGTCCCTGATCTGTCGGTACGTCGCGTGCACCGTCTGCGCATAGCCGGTGACCAGTCCGTGCTTGCCGGTGTTGTAGTAGCTGAGCGCCTTCAGCTGCGCCTGCTCGTCGCCGTCGCGCCAGCCGCCGCGCTCAAACAGCAGGTAGGCGGCGCCCTGGATGTTGCAGCGCAGGTCGCGCAGGTCGAAGTCCGCGCCGAAGCGCTCTCGCATCACCGGCTGCCATTTCATCAGCTTGTCGTTATGGATCTGTCCGATGCCGATTGCCCCGCCATGATCGCCGCGAATAATCTGCCAGCCGTCCCAGTGCCGCAGCCGGCTCTCCTGGTACAGCAGCGCCGTCAGTGCAGCGCAGTCGATCAGCTGCTCGTCGGGGAAGTATGTGTCGGCCACCTGCGCGATGGTGCTGGTGAAGATCGGCTCAGCGCCATGCTCGCGGCACCAGAGAATCCAGCTGGCGGGCATCTGCGGCTCCTGTACGGGGAGAGGTTCGGGGAAGTACGGCTCGACCGCGGGCGCGTCGCTGAGCACCAGCTGATCGGCGTCGCCGCCGGCGATCAGCATTAGTAGGCCCAGGCCGGCCATGCCGATGGCCAGCACCGCGGCCGCGGCCAGTAGCTCTCGCAGTGATTTGCCCAGACGTCCTAGCACCGCGACCTCCCAGGATCAAATACGGCGGGCAGGCTCGCTGTGACGGCACTGCCCGCCGCCGGAAGAGTTAGGGGTTTCCTATGCGGACTCGCCTGTGTCCGCTGGTGATTTGCAGGTGTAGGCGGCGGGTCGTTACTCCCGCCGCCCCTGGGAGGTAGGTTCCGATGAGTCTGCTCCGCCTGGGAGTTGAGAGCGGGCAGTTCAACGGCTAGCTCGATGCCTGCGCACAGCCGCAGCCGGAGCGGCCGCGGATTGCGCCAGGCGTTGTGAGCACCCCGCGCCGACCCTGTGGAGGATGTGGCAGCGGGGCGCTCACGGGTACCACCTTGGCTACCGCCTTGGCTACCGGTAGCCTTCATCTGTTGGTGGCGGCTGGCAGCAGCGGTTGCAGAATGCTCTCTGGGCTTAGAACCGCCGGAGGAACTGCCAGCCGCCGATGGGCTGATATGGGAAGAAGGTGCTTGCTGCTTGGTGGAGGTCACGCCTGCGCCTCCTGGATGAAGTAGCCGTAAACGCAGCGGGTACCGCTGCGCGAGCTATCGTGGTTGTCGTGGAGCACGCCGTCGATCACTGCGGCCAGATGCTTGCTCAGGCGCACGATCAGGCGTCCGGCGGGCAGCTCGTCGGGGCGCAGGTGCACCTGACACCCGCTGCCGATCTGCATGGTGGGTACCCAGCACCAACCCAGCTGCTCAAGGTAGGGTTGGTAGATGTCGCGCGGGCAGCCCAGGCGGGGGGTGCGGTTCACCCGAATGCCGTCTGCGGCTAGCCGCTTGGCCCGAATCTGCATTGACCAGCGCAGCTCCGTGTACACCTGCCTGTACGGCAGTCTCGTTGCGATGGCGATTGCCCTGGTAACGCAGTCGCCGGTCTCGCCCCTGAAGCCAGCCTCGGCCCTGCCGCCGTCGCTATAGCGCCAGCGGATGCCCTCCACGAACTCCAGCGGCGTCTCGTGCCAGATCAGCTCCCGCGTGCCGTCAGCAGTGCGGCGATACACGATCACGTCAAAGCCGTGGCGCTCCAGCCGCGTCGCCTTCTGCAGCACGCGATCCGCGTCCGCCATAACCTCCATTACGTGCGCGCCACTACGGGCTACATAGCACAGCTCGTAACGCACTTGGGCGTCGGCAGCGTTCACGCCAGCACCCCCTCCGCCTTGGCGATGGCTGCCTCGGCGGCATCAAGAGCGGCATCAACAGCGTCTAGGTCGCCAGTGCGGGCGATACGCACCAGCTCCCGCAGCGCCGCCAGCAGCTCGCCGTGGCTGTTGCAGGCGCGGCAGATGAACTCGGCGTTGGGGCGGGCGTCGGCATAGTGGATAGAGCCGCCGCCCAAGTATGCCACTGTCTGCCTGTCCCGCTTGCGTTTTGGCCCCGCATAGATCGCGGGCGGCGGGCTAGTGGGTAGTACGCCGGCGTCGCTTGGTGCTACCCACCACGGTCCTGGTGTATGCTTGGTCGTCATGCCGTCACCCCCAGCTCGCGGGCGCTATACAATGTGCCAACGAGCGGGGCCAATTCGTCGTCAGCCTTAGCAAGCCCGCGCTTCACCAGCGACTGCAACACCCGTTCCGCTTCTGACCATGAGCAGCCGAGGGCGATGGCAACGCACCCCGCATTGCATCTGTTGGTTGGTCCGCGCAGATAATCGAGCGCGACCTGTTGACGTTTGCCGAGCCTCATGCCGTCACCTCCTCCGCCTTGGCGATGGCTGCGCGGGCTCGCCGAATATCGCCGAAGGTAATCAGCGTATCGCCCACTCCGTACATTGGCTCGTCGTCGCGCTTGTCGTGCGCGTGCTCAATGTCCAGCTCGGCAAAGGGTTTCAGCGCCGCCAGCAGGTCCGGGGCGGCGACGAACAGGCGGGCGTAGTATTCGGCCTCACCCGCGTCGCGCCCGTTGACCCGCGCGAACGTCCCCGCTTCATCTGCCGCGCTTATCTCTCCGTGGTAACCGGCGGGATTGGGATAGGTACCGTCGTATGCCAGCTCCCGTGTATGCTCACTCATACCGTCACCTCTTGCCTTGCTCTGTGCATTAAGGCACCGCAGGCCGGATTCCCCACCCGGCTCCTGTCCGCTTTCACGCAGCGGGCTTCATCCGCGTCACGAGGGGCGCTGACAGGCGCCTGCTCGCTATCGGCAGTCAATACACCCGCACTGTTGCTACTCGCGGCGTTTGGGCAAATCTCACAGCCCCGCTGCTCCTTACCCGGCGCTGTCACGCCGCCGCAGTGCCAATATCTTTTCAACGTGCCGCTACCTCCTCTGCCCGCTGCTTGCGGATGCGCTCCGCCGCCGCCCGCACTTCGCCCATCACGATCTCGCGATCGGGCTCGGCCATCCCGAACAGCTCGGCCTCGTTCAGCTGCCACGCCTGCTCCGCCGTCCCGCCCTGCGCCAGCCTCCAGGCCATCAGCGCGCGGGCATACACGAGCCGGTTGCGGACCGTCCGCGGATCGCTGCTCTCAGGCCGCGTCTCAACGAACCTGATCTGGCTTACGCTGAGCGCGCTGGCCGCTGCCAGCACGTCCAGGCTGAGCCCCAGGCCCTTCCGCACTTCGCTTACGTCTCGCGTCTCGTTCTGCATTCCGCTGACATTATAGCAGCATTCCGCAGATTGTCAACCCCTCGGCGCAGATTGCTGACGGTGCTCAGCGATCCGCTGCGCACTCCGCCGATTTGTGGTATACTAGCTGCGGATCGCAGGCGTGATCCTGCGATTCCCGTGTTAGATCAAGCGGAATGGGATAGAATGTATGCGTGAGCGAGGAGACCTACGTGCAGGCCCTGCGTGAGGGGCTACGCAGAGTCATGGAGCAGCATGGGCTTAGGCCGAACAGCTGGGCTCGCCGGGCAGGCGTGGACGGCAGCAGCCTCGTGCGGTTCATCCGCGGCGAGACGGGCGACATCAAGTGCGGCTACGTCTACCGCCTCGCTGAAGCAGTTGGTCTGCCGGGCCCGGACGCCATTGCGGGCATCACCGGCGAAGCGAGAGCGGCCGAGGAGCGCGAGATCGAGTACCTGCGGCTCCAGCGCCGCGCGGAACTGCTGGAACGCATCCTGCATCGGCTGGTACCGGATCAGCCCGTACCAGCGCCAGAGAGAGATATCGAGCCCGATATGGCGGCCGACGAGATCGCATCGGGCCGGCGCCATGGAGTCATGCGGTCTGACCTGGAGAGCGTACTTGATGAGGCCGAGCAGGAACTGACGGATGATGCCCGCAGGGGCGATCAGGCGAAAAAGCAAATAGGCTAGCCTCTCCCGAAAACTGACATAGCAGCGGGAGCGGCAGGAGCAGCGATGTGGGATTAGAGGGGTACTGGACCAGGCATCCGATTAGCGATGAAGCGGAATTTCGTGGTCAGGTCATGGACCTTGTAGGACAGGCCCATGCCATGTTTCTGAACGGCGACATTGAGAGTGCGGGCGATATCCGACGATGTTTCCAGCGGGCCAGGCCCGCCTGCTGTAACGAGCCGCTGTCCACTGTCTACGATCACGGGCTGATCCTGTTCGCCCTGCTTTACAGCGGCTACGCCGCGATGCAGCGCTCATGGGCCATCGCGTACCGGTGCGTCGAGCGAGCGCGGCTGATGATCCCGGCGTGCAATGAGCATCGGCTGGAGCATAGCCGCCAGCCGCGCCAGTTCAGCGAGGCACTGTGGTCCAGCCACCGCATCCTCGCTGATATCAAGTGGCAGGCACCCCGCGACGGCCGCGATCGGGCAGCCACCCCGGAGCGGATCATCGCGGAGCACATGCTGGTCAGTCAGCAGGCCCGCGCGCGGCTGACCGACGACTACCCCGGCGGCCCCGAGAAGGCGCAGCGATTGCTTGGCTCGCTCACCTGGGCAACGCTGGCCGTGATCAAGATGGCGACCCGGTTCATGGTCACCCGGCGCGTCGCTAAGCTCATCGCCCACTTCGACCAGACGGTAGGCGCCGGCCTGCGCTGTGGCGTCGGTCACTTCCGGGAGCTCGGTAGTAGCGAGCCATATGGCCGCGCCGCCTACTACTGGGATTATGAGCTAGCCAAGCTGGTACTGGCCGGTGAGCTCAACCAGCATGACCTCGATTATCTGCACACAAAGCGCTGCGAGGCCCTGCACGCTGAAGGCCACGCTGAGGTACTCGACCAGCAGGCCCTGCTATTGCAGTACCGCTGGCTGAAGTCACGTTGCCGGCCGCAGCTGGAGGTCGTCAGTGCCTAGGCTAGCTATCCGGCCAGTTCTCGATGCTCGCCCGCAGGGACTCGTCGCCCTCGAACGGCGGCATCGGCGTATACATGAGCTCGGCTGTGGCCGCGAGCGCCAGGGGGAAGTCGCTCTCGAAGTCGGAGCCGAAGTACTCCGTAGCGAAGCTGCCGTTGAGGGTGGCGTTGGCGACGGTGGGAAACGAGTAGTCACCGCACACCTGGTCCCACGCGGTTGTCGCATCGACCGCAAAGCTGTCCGCGAGCAATACGCAGACGAGCAGAACGGTAATAGCCATAATACGAAGCTGTCGCATCTCACACCTCCGCGAAATACCGGGCCCGCTGCCGCGGGCGCACCTATACTTACTATAACAAGGAGGAGACCATGCGAGTCGCACTACTGATCAGTATTATGCTGATCGTGATCATGGCCGCGTGCGGCGGCGGCGGATCGCCCGTCGATCCGGACCCGAATCCGAATCCCAATCCGCCGCCTGCGGACATCCCGGAGCTGGCTGGCGCTTGGCATCTGGCGAATAGCGCGGCGCCGGACGGCTGGCCGGCGAGCTTCGATCTGACGATCAGCCGCTACTCGCCAACCAGCAGCGTCTACCTGATCCCGCTGCCGGCCGAGATCGTCGCCGCCATGACGGGGCTGCCCCAGGATCAGCTGACCGCCCAGTGGCTGCGCGAGGTTCACAGCGTTTCACTTGACCACACCGTCTACCGCAGCGACGAGTACTTCAGCGCGCCCCAGGTCGACTACTGCTACTACGCCGAGGTCCATCTATTCAGCGCGGAGCACATCGAGCTGCGCCTGCGCTACGAGGCCGGCGGCGCGTCGGTGATCGTCTACAACGCGAGCAAGCTGTGAAGGCGGGCAACATCATTGGCGGAACTTGCGTAGGCTGCATCGGCCTGCTGGTGCTGGGATTCTGTGCAAGCGTGATGATCGGCCAGAGTGACAGCGGCAAGGCCAGCCGCAGTACTGCATCGCGGTCAACGGCCAGCAGCCGTACGCAGCGCACGGCTGAAACTCAGCCGCAGCTTGAGGTCTCGGCCCTGGTTCTGTACTCGGCTTACGATGCGAACGTGGCGGACTTCGAGTCGCGCTACGGCGACGACCGCACGATCAAGGTGACCGGCACGATCAAGAGCGTGGACGAGTTCGCCGGTGACTTCATCGTCCGACTGCGCGGCGAGCAGGGCGAGTATGCCTGGGGCAGCGTCGACTGCTACTTCGATCCGGCACACCAGAGCGCGCTCCGGAAGCTGAGCAAGGGCAGCTGGGTCGCTATCATCGGCAAATGCGATGCCGGTGTGGGCGGTCCCTTACTTCGGTATTGCAGGCTGGCGCCATGACTACCGGGCAGCGACTCCTGGCGCTGGCCATCCTGACCGCCTGCTGGTGGATTGGCCTGCATCTGGCGGCGGCGCCGTGAGACGTCCGCGGGCGATCCTGTATGCAGCGAAGTCGGTAGCTGACCGCGACGAGCCGCTGGAGTCTCAGCACGAGCGGCTGAGACGCGCAGCCAGTGCGGAGCCCCGGCGCTACCAGATCGTCGCGGAGTACGGCGAGTCCAATGAGAGCGGTACGACGATGCGCGGGCCGGTGCTGCGCCGGGCCCTGGCGATGATCGAGCGCGGCGAGGCCGAGATCATCATGGCCACGCGCATGGACCGGCTCGTGCGCAACTGGGACCTCCAGGAGGAGCTGCGGCGCCGCCTGCTGGCCGCGGGCGGCCGCTGGGACCTCACTGATGAGCCTGCGCCGCCAATGGACTACGAGCGCCGCCAGGAGCGTCTGAGCGAAGCGCAGCGGGCGCTGTACCGCGAGCTGGAGTCGGCGATGGCCAGCGATCGCATGACGGACGCACTCAGAGGCAAGTGGCAGTCAGGCCGCTGGATCGGTCCGGCGCCATTCGGGTACCGGCACCAGGGCCGCAGCGGGCTGGTACCGCGAGCCGATGAGCAGGAGGTCTACGATCAGTTGGTAGACCTGCTGCTGGCGACCGGCAATGTGGCGCAGACGCTGGACCTGGCACGCGAACACGGGCTTAAGCCCAAGCGGCGGCGCGCGTGCTGGACACGGAGCAGCCTGGAGGGAATGATGGGTAGCCGCGCCTATCTGGGCCAGGTCTGCCGGACGCTCCGCTGCTACAGCCGCGAGCAGGCTGAAGCCCTGGTAGCTGAAGATCCCGGCAGCCGTGAGGTCTGCCGCTCGAGCCGTCGCCGTGGCGAGAAGGAGCCGTACAAGCTCTGGGGCTGCAAGGTCTGGCGGGCGGGGCAGCACGAGCCGCTGATCGAGCCGGAGCGCTGGCAGGCTGTGCAGCGGGTGCTCGCGGCGTGCAGTGGCAGCCGCGGGCGCGGGCGGCGGCGGGGCGCGCTGGTCTATCCGCTGGCCGGCCACGTGGTCTGCGGCTGCACCACGCTCGACGGCCAGCCCACGCGGTACATCAGCGACTACGTGTCCAGGCGACGGGCCGATGGCAGCGTGAACAGGATCAGGTACTACGAGCGGGCCGATATCAACAAGCGGCATCACGGCGGGCAGCTGAAGCACACAGGGCCGGAGCCGGGTGCTCAGCGGGTCAACGCACAGCGGGTCGAGACGTGGGTTGTGGAGCAGCTGAGCCTGATCGCGGGCAGCGACGAGGGCTGGCAGGCGGTAGAAGCATGGATCGGCCAGCTGATCATTGACGGCGCGGCAGCCATGGCGGAGATCAGGCGGGATGCGGAGCAGCGGCGGCGGCGGTGCCTGGAGCAGCTGGAGGCTACCCGGCAGCGGTACCAGCTGATCCTGCTGGGCAGCGATGCGCCGCAGGGCCAGCGGCTGCTGGAGGAGCGGCTGGACAGCCTCGACGCGGAGCTGACCGGCTGCGAGGAGTGCCTGGCTGATCTGGAGGAGCTGGCGGCGTGGTACCGAGCACTGCCTGCCCACGTCGACGCGGCGCGCGACAAGTACCGGCGGGCGGTCGAGTACGGCCACGGCGGGCAGAGCTACCAGCTGCGGGATGTGCTGGAGGATATCCTGCCGGCGGGCGGCGGCGTGACGGTGTATGACCGCGAGGACTGGGAGCTGCATCTGACGCTCGGATCAGAGCTGGAGCGGCTGGCAACAAGGTTCGGGGAGATCGAGGTTAACTGGGCTTTGCCCAGCATCAGCGCGAACGTAGTTTACCACGCTTTGACCCTGCTTGCAGGATAAGGAGAGTGGAGCGCCAGGGTCGGGTTCGAACCGCCGCCTGCCTACTGGTGTGTAGGCTGTGCTGCCACTACACTACTGGCGCATGATCTCGGCTTGCCCTTGTACATGCCGGCACCGGCTTCCTCGATAGCGCTGTATGGTAACTCCGGTACGGTCAGCTTGGCGCGGCAGGCAGGATCGAGGAAGTAGATATAGCGGAGCTGGAATCCTGGCAATACTCGACCGATGCCCTGCTCCTGCACATAACTGCTCCAATACCGTCCGCCTGGCCTAGGATAATTGGGATTGTCCGGTGTTTTGGCCGCGACGATCTGTCGTGCTTTCGTTCGGCGCTCAGTGCCGGTACGCAAGCCGATATCAGTAAACACCTCGCCGTCAAGCTCCATGATGGTGGCGTTGGCACGGATACCAGTCAGCACGAATCCCGCCGCACGATAGATCGTGCCATCGCCGCACTGCGTCCCATCCGCGAAACTGACAACCCACTTCAGATGCGGGTAGTGCCGCCTGAGCAGGCGCATGGCAACCGCAATCGCTCTCGATTCACTGTTGCGTGGCAGCCAGTCAGCAAGCGCCAAGCGGTTCAGCTCCAGGAACTCATTCCACTTGGTATCAGCCACCAGTCCGATGATCTTCCGCTTATCCAGCGACGGCCCAAATTGCAGCGCGCCGCCGCATTTCCCATCGAGGAAAACGCCTAGGTGAAGCTGGCTGTTCTGTACTACTTTCCCGCTGTAGTGAAGCTGCCTTATGATCCGATTCGCATCCTGGGCGCTGATCGGCTTGACGCGGATATCCTTAGCCCTGCCCAAGGTAATCCTCCACGATGCGAGCCAGCGCGTTCCCGTTGCTATTCTCGTTACCGGTGCCGTTGAATGCACCCGCTGCCTTCGCCTTTGCCAGCGCAGCCTTCACGCACTCGGCCTGGCTATCAGCCAGCGTGAAGGTCATCTGCTGGAACGGCTCGCGGTCGCCACTGCGCAGCTCAGGCATTTCAGCTTCGCCGACCTCGAACATACCGGCCTGCTCCAGCAGCGCATCGAATCGCAGCTCCGGCACCAGCCCCGGCTGCACTGCCTGCACTTCACCAATCAGCGCCTGCACGTCCAGCGTGAACTCGCCCGCAATCGCTGGGTTGTTTAGCGCCAGATTCAGCGCCTTCTCGTCAGTCTCGTCCAGGTCCACGATCACGACGTCCGCTACATCTACCCCCTCGGCCTGTAGCGCCTTGATCCGCTGGTGGCCGCCTACCACCTGCCCACTGCGCTTGTTCCAGACGATAGGCTCCACCAGCCCGAACCGCCGGATACTCGCGCGCAGCCCCTTCAGGGCAGCGTCGCTGATCGTGCGTGGATTGTGTGGCGCTGGCTTCAGCTCCGTCAGCGACATCCGTGTAATCCGGACAGCCTCATCGACGGGATCATCGATGAGGGATTCCGCACTGCTGGACACGATACGGTCACCTCGTCTACGATGTAACCGCTCGTTCCCTTGGTGCTTGACGGTGCTTCCGGAACGAGCCACACCCCCGCTCTGCGGGGGTTTCACTCACAGGACCAGTATAGCCAGCCCGAGCAGTACTGCTCAGCAGCCCAGTACTGGTCAATGCTAATGCACTACGTCACGCTCACTACCGCGCCCGGATACCGGCTCACCGGCCGCAGCCTGCGGTACACGCCGTCGCCGTCAGCGTCCTCGCTGATGTTCCGCGGGTCGGCGCTGGTGTTGCCCTCGATGGTAGTCAGCTCGCCGTCCTCGCCCACCTGCTCAACCAGGCCCACGTGGTACCAGCCGCTGCCGCCGCCGGCGAACAGGTACACATCGCCCGGCCGCGCCTCAGCCGTGGGCCGCAGCCGCTTGTTCTGCTCGGCCCAGCGGTGGATCATCGAGCAGCTCAGCTCCGGCACGCCGGGCGCCACCGGGACATCCGGCATGAACAACCCCAGCAGCAGATAGCCGTAGTCAATGAACGCATGCTGGGCTGCCGCGCACCAGGGCCACTGCGAATGATCAGGCGCACCAGCATGATCCAGCAGCGCCTCCACCATCGGCCCGCTATTAGGCCCGCCGACCTCTCTGATCCGCAGCACATCGCAGGCGTACCGCGCCACGTGCACGATCGACTGCCGCAGCTGGTAGCCCAGGCCGTCAGGCTTGTCCGGTACCACGCGCGGCTTCGGCGGTACCTCGCCCGCCAGAGTCGCCAGTGTCACCGGGCCCGCGATGCCGTCTACCACCAGCCCGCAGTCCTCCTGGTAGTTGCGCGTGATCTCATCGAGCGCCAGGCTGAAGGTGCTGAACTCCGGCTCGTCGCCTTCCGGAATCAGCGCCGACTCATACCCGGCGGCTGCCAGACAGCGGCGGTACAGCCGCACATGCCAGCCGGGCCGCACACCAACGCGCAGCATCGGCCGCAGCTCGGGGTCGATTCCCCTGAGTGTCGCAATCGGATCAAACGGCATGGTCTCCTCCTTCACTTCACCTTGACCTTCAGGCTCGTAGGCCCGAAGTGTGCGAAGTCGATCCGAGTCCTCAGGGCTCGGATCAGCTTGTTCGCCGCCCGCACTTTGGCGCCATACGGCTTGAACGGTGGGCCGTCCGGCGCCTTGTCCACGTGCTGCCAGTGCACCTGCCAGTTGTAGCTATCCAGGCCAACCATGTGGATCGCTTTGACCTGCGGGTAGCTCGCGGCCAGCTGAATCGCGCGGAACGCGACCCCCGCGCTGCTGCTGAGCAGCCACGGCTCGAATACCGGATCATCGACCGGCGGCAGGTGCTTGAAGGTGTGGTAGTCGTAGGGATAGCGCCCGGCGTTCGCCGCCAGCAGGTCGCTCAGCAGGTGCATGCGCCCGCGCAGGTGCTCCCAGATCAGCGGGTACCGCCAGCAGTTGACGTTCATCAGCATCAGCAGGTCCGGATCGACCAGATTGCAGGCGCTGTTGACGGCGATCACGGTGTAGCCCTTCAGGTTGATGTCCCTGGCGCGGTGTAGCGACGGGCCGGTACCGCAGATCAGCACGTGGCTGCCGGGATCGAACGCCTGCCGGAAGCTGTCCAGGTCGCCCAGGCACCGCCCGCGGACTTTGGGCCGCGGGGCTACGGCCTCGCCGGTCCAGTCGCCCAGCATGTACAGCTCATGCTTCAGGAACAGCTCCGGGCCTAGGCCGTAAACCTGCCCCTGCATTTCGTTGAGACGGCCGCGCAGCCGGTCTTGGTAGTCGCGGCTCACGTACCGCTTGCCGTCCGCCAGCTGGCCGAGCCTGAAGCAGCCGCCCGGATGCTCGTGCAGTAGCGGTATCCCGGCGTGGTAGACCGGCACGCCGGCCAGCAGCGACTCATACGCGGCAGTGCTGTTGATCGTCGCGCAGGCGTCCGCCCACTCGATATCGTCAGCGAGCGTGCGGTTCTGCGAGATCAGTACATCCTCGTCGGGCCAGGCAAGGTACGGGTCGGGGTACCACGTCGTGTCGACGGTGATCTTGTGCTCGGGGACGGCCCGCAGGGACTCCGGGTGCGGGCGGTACCTGATCTCGGCGTCCGGCAACAGATCGCGGACTTCGCTCATCAGCAGGCAGCTGTTAAAGCCCAGCCCACCATACTGCTGGGCCTGATCCCCGTGGACCTGCCCGATCACGAGTACCCGCTTGATCGGGCTGTCCGCCGGGATCGCGCTGGCTGCCGGCAGCCTGTCCGGGCTGGTGGCGTGCCTGAGCCAGGTGTCCGATTCGTACATCGCCCAGTCGATCCGCGCGGTCCGGTAGTGCGCAGCCACGCCGAGCCCGATGTGCCAGTACCTGAGGCCGGCCTGCCGGAACCGGCGCCGGCGCGCATCGCTGTGGGCCATGTACTCATGCGCCATGAACGTATCGATTCCCGCGTCCTGGCACTCGGCCAGCAGCTGATCGTCATTCTTGCCGCGCTCGTCAAGCTCGTGGACCTCGGCGAAGAATGGGAACAGCTCGGGCCAGCGGCCGCGGCTGATCTGCTTACCCAGGAACCGCGATACGGCCAGCCGCCGGTCGATCAGCGGGCTGTCGCGATCGGTGCATGTACTGATCAGCTGCACGCGGCCTCCTGCCAGCCGGCGATCTCGGCTTCCGGTACGCGCTCCAGCTCGAGCTCGGGATGTACCGGCGACAGCGACCGCACCCGCGTACCCAGCTCGGCGGCGCGGCGGATCAGCTTATTGGCGTGCTCGCGGCGAGTAGCCCAGCCGTCGCCCTCGCCATGCCACGTGACCGACCCGTCGAAGTGCGCGCGGCCCATCAGCTCGAAGCCGCAGGTGATGATCTCGCGCGGGCCGTCCGGGAACTGCTCCAGCAGCGCGTGGTGCAGCAGCGCAATTCCTACACCCCCGCTGCTGGCTCCTTCATCGAGCGTATCTGCGCCATCCGGCAGGGCGTGGCGCTTGATCGAGTGGCCGCGCATCGTGTACGTGGCCCGCTCATTGCGCATCGGGACTTCGCCGTAGGGCGGCACGCTGGCCGGGTTGCGGCGCATCAGACTCGGTACCCCGCTGTCCAGTCCGACCGGCCACCAGGGCAGGTCCAGCACGTGCGCGGCGGGCGTGGTACATATCCACAGGCTGAACTTCAGCGGCAGCAGGATGGCGCTGTTGATCGCCGCGATGAAGTAGCCAGCCGGGATCTGATCGTAGTGCGGCCGGCCGCAGGGCCCGCTGGCCACGATGAAGCTGGGGTTGGTGACGCCCAGCTCCCCCAGATGCTCGAAGATGTCACGGCTCATATGACGGTATCGGGGCCGGCCACCGCCGACCCCGTCCTACGATCTACTCCTGGTGCTTCTCAATCGTCAGATTGACGATGTCACCAGCATTCCAGTCACGCTCTGGGAGGTTGAGCTGAATGATGCTGGTCGTTTGCAGTAGCGCAATGCTGTACTGCACCGTCTGTACGGTCCCAGGCGACGGCTCTCCTTCGCCCACATATCGGGTACGGATCACCGAGCCAGAGACCATGACACCGGTACCGGGCCCGCTAAGGTCCGGTCCACCGATGGTGCAACAAGGTGTTTCGCCGACCATATTACCGGTCATAAGAAACCTCCATACTTAGATGATTATTGAAAGCCAAAACTCACATGCTGGCAAAGCCAGATGATGATGTCGATTAGTTTCCAGATGGCAAGTGGAATCGCGATCAACGCGGCCGCCGCCATTACGAATACGCCTTCGAACATGCGCCCATCCATCACCAGAGCCCCCCTGTCAATCTCCATGTCACATAGACCCCGCTGAGAAATGCGCCAAGGATGGCACCAGATATGAACCAATAGACACGTTCGTGCATCACTGCTCCCCGCCCGGCTTGCGGGCGTATACTTCCATCATGTTGCGCGGCCACGCGAACGGCAGCCGCCGGATACCCAGCAGCCGCAGCGCAAACCGCCAGGCGTCGCGCAGCGGCCTCGCATACGGCGTCCCCCTGTACGGATAGTGGACCTCCAGCACGTCAAAGCCGATGTGCTTCAGGCAGTTCGTCAGCTGCGCGTCGCTCAAGACCACGAAGTTCCGCGCCGGGTCCAGCATCGGCATGCTACCCCAGAGCCGGTAGACCACGCTGCCCGCGTTCGGGGTAGCCAGCAGCGCAATCAGCCCGCCGGGCTTCAGCCACTCGTAGCAGTTGTGCAGCGTATCCAGCGGGCGGTCGAGGTGTTGCAGGCTGCCGCGCAGGATGATCAGGTCGAATTGCTCGGGCTTGCCCTCCAGCCAGTGAAACCGGATGCCCTTCTTGTTGGCGATGGCCCGCGCATGCTCGCTGATCTCGATGCCGTACTTGTGCCAACCTACGAAGTCAGTAATCGCGCCGATACCTACATCATCCACATTGATGTAGCGGCTGACGTCCACGAAGTACCAATCCAGGAATCGGCCCAGGCCGCAACCGATATCGAGCACATGCCCAATCACCGCACTGCCATTCTCGGCCTTCAACGCCCGATCCACCGCAGGCTGCCAGTACGCGTTAAGCCACTTCTCAAGCCGCTGGTGGAACTCCTGCCGCTGCATCTCGTCGCGCGCCGGATCATCAACGTAGGCCGCGAAGTACTGCTCGTTATAGAGGCTCTGGTAGTCAGCGGCCACTGGTATCCGCCTCCCCTGATTGCCGCTCCGCTTCCCTCATCTTCGCCAGCAGCTCCTCGTGCTGACGCCACTCCGCGTCGATTTCATCACGGCGGACGTTCAGCAGAACTGGCCGATTCAGCGCGGCGCGCAGATCAAGTACATCCGTATCATGCAGTTTCAGCTGGTCCAACTGCAGAGCGGGTTGGCCGTCGCCTCCAAGGACTGGACGCACGGATAGCAGCGCTAGATCAATGCTGCCCTCGCGGCTGTTGACCGCCCTGATCCGCAATTCAACCAGGTTGCCTGCATCGTCGCGCTGCTCCATAAAAACGACGTCATGTACATCTTTCAGCTTCTTCATCCGCGCCTCCTAGCCGATCAACTCCTTCTCTCGCATGCGGTAGAGCCACGCCAGCAGCTCCGCCGGGTCGATGCCCACCTGATGGGCGATGTCGATTACCGTGTGCTTGCCGTCGAGCAGGTCCAGCACCATCTGCATCTGTATCCCGCGCTCGTGGTCGTCGCCTGGGTCGATCCACAGGTCGTGCCTGCTCAGCATGATCGGCCCGCGGCAGCGCGACTGCGGACTGAAGTTGACGTCGAGCAGCGTCAGAATCCACTCCACGGCGTCCTGCGCTTCGGCGAGCAGGTCGTAGTCCAGCGCATCCGGCGTGTCCATGCTGCTGTGGTAGCCCCTGAAGGGCAGCTCGCTCGTCTCTCCCCAGCGCGCAGCCCGCGAAATGCTGATCGTCGGTACTCGCACGCCGACGCTATTAAGCACCCGCTCGTCGTTGCCGATGACCATCCGATACGGCGCGCACTCGCCGATCACCAGTTCCGCGGCCCTGTCCAGCTGCGTATTGCCACCCGGCGTCAGCTGCGCGATCAGCCGGTTCGAATTGCCCAGCATGTCCAGCGCGATGCCGTACCGCATCCGATGCAGCAGGTGCTCATTGTGGGCCAGGTAGGCAATGCTGCCGATGGTCTCGGGGCAGAGGATGATCCGGTAGCTGTACTGGTGCACCGCGTTCCGCAGCTTGTCGGCCAGCCCCATCAGGACGGCGATCCCGCTGGCATTGTCATTTGCCTGGAACGGGTGGCACAGATGGCCGATCAGCACTATCTCGTCGCGCTCCGCGCCGGGCAGGTAGACCTCGCCGACCTTGAGCCGGCCGGGCTCGAAGCGCGAGTCGATCAGCACGTCGTAGTACTCGTGGCACAGCTCCGGCAGGCGGTTGTGCTGAAGGCAGAAGGCCCAGTCGTCGCGGTAGTACCTGTAGCCGAAGGGGACAGCATCCGCTGCATCGGGCCGCGTGATCAGATGCGCCATCAGCTCGCCGTGGCTCACACGCCGGCGGATCGGCTGAGAGTACGACGCGACGTGCAGGCCGTGCTGGTCAATGTCGATGATCCGGCGGCCGTCCGGCGCCGCCACCCAGGCCGCGTCCACTTCCCAGCGATCGGGGATGATCCAGTTCCAGACCTCGGTGCCGCTGGGATAGCCGTGAATCTCCAGCTCGGGCAGCAGCCCAGAGAGATAGCCGAGCGCATTGTCGTAGCCCTGGCTAACGAGATCGCGCCGCTCGCGGCAAAGCCGCTCGACTATCGCTCTGTGATCCACTACGCGCTGACTACCTCCGCATCACCGAATACTGGAGCCCGGCAGATATCCCACGGGCTGTATCGCTGGGGCTCCACGCGCGCCTCGATGAACATCAGCCTGCCGCCGCGGCGGACCAGCAGCTTCCGGCTGCCGTTCCAGGCCAGGGCGTAGCTGAGCGCGGCGCGTACCCACTCGGAGCAAAAGTAGCTGCCGGGGCGCCGCCAGCCGATGAAGCAGCGGAGAACCGCGAATACGAGGCCCCAGATGTTGTAGTAGAAGGACTGTGATTTGACGGTGATCTCGGTCAGGCGGTCACTGTCCAGCCGGGCCCGCGCGTCGCCGTCCAGTGGCAGATGCACGATCCCATGCGGGTACTCGGCCAACCGCCGCTCAAGCGGCGTCAGCCGCATCCCGCCCCGCGGCCAGGGCAAGATGCGAAGCAGCAGAAACTCCGCGAGGAACAACCGTCCCATCCACGTAACGACGATGCCGACGTGTACTGCCCGCCACGCGCCGTCATTGTCACCACCGTTCGCCTGCTGAAGCAGCATGATGATCAGGTGGCCGATGTTGCACGGATTGCCGCCAAAGGCCAGCACGTCACCCTCGCGGATGTCAGCAGCGGTCGCCATGGCTACTCACCCCCTACTTCGATGCCCTCGCTGGTATCCACTGGCGGCTCAGCGGCCTTGGCCGCGTACTTGACGGCATAGTACTCCTCGATGATCGCGCGCGGTGCCAGCTCGGCCAGCTCCTCCAGGTCATCGTCGCTGAACTCGACGCGGAAGCTGATGTACTCCCCGGTGACAGCCTGATATAACGTCGTTTCGCCCAGGTAGCCCTTGTCGCGCAGCCAGACCTCCAGCCGCGGCCATAGACCCTCTGCGATCCCGTAGTCGTTGACGCGGTAGATCATCGCGCCGACGGTAGGGTACTCGCGGCTGATCCAGTCGTGGCCCAGGCTGATCGGCGTTTCGCCGGCCGCCAGCTCCGATGCCTTGTTGAGCAGCCGCGGCGTGAGATAGTTGGCTGCCAGTAGTGCCAGGTCGTGGCCCTCGGTTCCGAGCGCGTCGCGGCACTGGCCGCTGTTAAGGAAGTCCTCGGCCTCGCCGATCAGTGTGGGCGCTAGCGCTGCCGCCAGCTGCTCCAGCTTGCCGCGGTCGTTCTTGTCACAGCCCGCCAGCACTCCCACCAGCAGGGCCATGATCGCTACAACAAACACTCGCATACGATTGCTCCTTCACGGATTCAGTCACAGAATCCGTCACACTATTTGCACACTTCATTTGGCGATCGCCACCGTCCAGCCGATGACCGCCAGCAGGATCGTGATCGCCAGCACGATCACCGTCCAAGTCGCCCGCTGCCAGCTGTCGCCGCGGCGGGTCTTGCCATTGCGCACGTCACTAGCGAGGGACTTGAGATCGCCATGCATCAGATCGACCTTGGTCTCGACACTCGCCACTCGCTCCCGTGTGTCGTTCGCGATCTTGAACAGGTTGTCGCGGTCGCGCTGCTGATCCTCGCGCAGCTCGCCGATCCGACGCTCCAGCTCCGGGTGCTCGTGACTACTGCCTGCTGCCGTCATCGCTTAGCCCTCCTGCTCACTCCACCCACTGCGTGACCTTGATCCACTCGATGCGCACTTCGTAGGTCCACGTTGTCTGCGGGTCCATGCCGGGGTCCGCCACGTCCTCGCCAACGAACACCAGCCCGACGCGCAGCGCCTCCTCCGCACCGATGCTCCACGCGCTTACATCCACGTCCGCCTCGATGATGGTCCAAGCGCCGTTGCTCGTCTGGCCTTGCAGGTCGGCGCTCACCGTGTCGTTGTCCTCGCCGTTGGATTCCGTGACGTAGAACTTGATCGAGTCCCAGTACGTGCCGCCGGGTGCCGCGCCCTCGGCCGTCGCGCAGTTGACCCAGACCAGCGCCCGCAGCGTGAGGTCCGTGCAGCCGTTGTAGTCGATCTGCCCGCCGGTGGCAAACTGGCACTGCGCCCAGTTCAGCGCCATCTGCGCCCGCACCGCGTCCCACACCCACTGCCCATAGCTCGCGTCCTGCTGCATGTTCACAAAGTCGAAGTCATACTTGCGGCTGGCCGTCGCTTCGCAGGCGATGAGGTCTTGCGCGGCGTCCTCCCACGTCTCATCCTCAGTGTCCGCGAGCCACTGGCCTTGGAATACGTGGTCAGACTGAATGCTCAGGTCAATCTCGTTACTACTGGAGTCTTTCGCGTAGAGGCGGCTGGTCAGGGTCGTGTCCGCGTAGGTGCGCAGCGTATCGGCTGGTGGGGCCGTCATGGGGGCGAGGGCGTGCGCCGTGTAGTAGTCGGCGTAGTTGGCGAGGTAGGTGTGTTCCAGTGCCTTAATGGAGTAGTCGTCGTTTGCCGCGCTCGTTGACGAGCCAACTATTCCATCGTCATTGATGCTCCAACCAAGCACGGCGTAGCCATCCGTGCTGAGCCCCGAGAACGCTTCCCCCGCTTGCGCAACGGCAACAACGGCGTCGGCGTCGCAGTCCTGCTGTACGCTGAGCGCGTCTTGGTCATCCCCCGCGTTGTCTTGGTGGATCGTTACTACCGGGCTGTCCGTGCTGCCGCTGGCTAGGTCGCGCTCGACCAGCAGCGTCGGGTCCGCCGTCGTGTCGTTGCCGTCGATGTCCACCAGCGCGTCCGGCGTTGAGTCGCTGACGCCGATACGGTCGTTCGCGGCGTCCGTACACAGCAGGTTGGTATCGTTCTCGCCCTCGACGGTGAAGTCGATGTCCACGCCGTCGCCGTTAATCAGCACCTCGTCCGGCCAGCAGTCCCAGACGTTCTGCAGCGTGCTGCCCACCTGCACCTCGATGGCCAGCCCGCCGTCCTCCGCATCGTGCGTCACGTCCTCGGCGTAGGCGGTGATGCGCACATAGTCCTCGATGTCGCTGTTGGAGTCCTCGCCGCTGAATTCCAGCACGCCGACCACATCGTTGTCGGCTGGCGTGTCGGAGTTCAGGTAGAACTCCAGCTTCGGGCCGCTGGCGCCGTTGTTGTCATACTCCAGCATCGCCAGATCGTTGCTCGCCGCATCGCGGACGTGCAGCGGGCTGAGCGGCGTGTCCTGCCCAATGCCCATCCACTTGTTAGTGTCATCCCAGACCAGCTCGCCCACTTCCGTGTGCTTCCATGTGTCCGTATCCCAGAAGAGCATCTGGCCGTCAGCCGTTCCGTCCTCCAGCGCGGCGGATACATCGGCCCACGTCAGAATGCCGGCGCCGTCCGTCTGGAGCACCTCGTCGGCGTCGCCGTCGTCTACTGGCCAGACATAGGTGAAGTTAGCGGCCATGTCGGCGGCGGTGATCTTGAACCACGCGCCGTCAACGTCGAACCACTTACAGGTGCCAGCGGTGTCGCTGTCGCCCAGCTCGATGTTGCCCTGACCGATGACCACCGGATCGCCCTGGATACGATTCTCGCCAGCCCAAGCGCAGCTCAGCCACAGCGCCGTGAGCGCGATCATAAGGGTTAGCAGTCTCATGCTTGAGCCTCCACGATGATGAAAGTCGCGCGGAAGTCGCAGGCCGCGCCCCGATTCTTAGTAGTCACGTTGATCCGCAGGTTGCCGCCGTTGAGATCGGCCGCGATCGGCGCGTCATCGTCCAGGCAGTAGCCGGCGTCCGTGTAGTTGCGGTACGGCCCGACCACCTCGCCGTTGGTGCCGTCATGCCACACCACACAGAAGCCGCTTTCGAAGTACTCCGTACCGGCGTTGTCCGTGTGGCCGCGGTAGATCAGCAGCGCCGCGATAATCAGGCTGGAGCTGCCCAGGATGATGTCGGTCGTCGCGTTGTCGGCGCAGCTCTGCTTAATCTGGCTCATCTCCGCGCCGCCGCCGCCGCCCGGCTCATTGTCAGCGTAGACCACAGTACCGGCGCTCACGTCCGCCAGCTCGGTAGCCTCGTAGTCCTGGCCCTGCTTGAGCAGCGCCAGTATCTCGGCCGCCGGCCGCTTCACCCGCTTGATCTTGCTGTCCTGGGTCATTCGATGTCACTCGCGTCGTAGTCGAGCACCCGCAGCTGGTAGGTGCGCTTGCCGGGCCGGATCGTCGGCTTGAACATCCGGCAGACGCCGGTGTAGTCCGCGGCGCCGCTGCTGTCCTCGTCAATCGCAATCGTGTCGCCCAGCTCAGGCCACGCGCTCAGCGCTCCGGAGCCGCGATACTGCCGCATGCTGTACAGCTTCAGCGCGTTGCGCAGGTAGGCGCGTCCGATGGTCAGTGCCGCCGCGTCGCTGGCCGGGCCGATGTTCTTGATGGACTTCACCCGCGGGCAGCCGGCGCTGCCGCTGGAGTTGATCCCCCCGCGCAGTTTCGTATGGGCGCCAACGTTGTAGATGTACTCCGGCTCTGTCTTGAGCGCGGCGTTATCCGTCGTCTGCACCAGCGCATACTTCGTCACGTTGCCCTGCACGATCAGCTGGTGCACGCAGGCCCAGTACTGGTCGCCGCCGTCGACCGGTCCGGCCATGTACTCGAACACAATCCGGATCGCGTTGACCTGGCGAACGATGAAGCTGCTCATCTCCAGCTCGACCGCCGTCCCATCGCGCGACGGCACGCCCATGATCGCGCCGCCCAGCTCGTACCAGACGCCGCTTGTCGGTGCATGCGTGGCGGTATCGTAGTCAGCACAGCCGTCGACGCGGACCACGAACTCACCCTCGTCGTTGCGGGTGCTGCGGTCGCTGGTAATCGCGCGGTACGCATTGACCCACAGATCGAGGTAGTCCAGGCGAATCGTCGGCGCCCCGTCGCCGAACCAGAAGTGGCAGAAGTCGAACTCCCCGCCTGGGTCGTGCTCGTAGTCGGCCATCAGCTTGGTCTCGTTCTTGCCATCCGTGAGCATGTCCACGCCGAAGTCCGTATCTGCGGGATCACCGGTTGCGTACTCCACATACTCATCCGTATGCCAGTCCTCACCGCCAGCGGTGACCTTGAGCCAGCGGTCCGGTTGCGCCCCTGCCGCCGCCGGCTCGCAGTGGTAGCTATGCTCCTGCTTGATCAGGTTCGGGTCCTGGTCGTACGTGTAGGCGACCCGAACAGCTGAGTACACATCGCGCAGGCTCATGTCCGCCTGCACCTGCTGGATACCGCCGGTGATGGTCAGATCAGGTGCACCGGCATTGCCGATCTGCGCCAGCCGGAACTTGCCCGTCGAGTGCTTGAACCAGAAGCCGATCTCATCCTCAAGCTTGAGCAGCCGGATCAGATGCTGGATTGCGTTCCACGGCGTCTGCGGCCACTTCTCCGGGTCGTAGTCGATCCGCGTGATGCCGATCTCCAGCGCGTCGAAGTCGCAGTCGCCCGCCGCGAAGCCCGCGCCGCCGTAGGCAGCCGGGCCGGTGACAAGCACCTGGACCACATCCTCCAGATAGACCACGTTGCTACCCGCGTCCAGGGACTTATCCTCGTCGTACACGCTGTATGTGCCGGTGAAGGTATCCGCGCCGGCATCAAGGCCCACCAGCACGAAGCAGCCGTATCCCGTGAGAACCTTGTAGTCCTTGTCGTACCGCATCTTGACGGCACCGCCGCCATCATCGCGGTAGAGCACCGGTGTCTGCGGGCCGATCTTCTTAGCGACCTTCGCGTAGGCGGTGTCGTTGGCGGCGTGACCGGCCGCAGCGGTACCCAGCTCCGCGCGGGCAATGGCCTGCGTGCGGTACCGCCCGCCGCCGCCCGTCGCGTCGTAGCCCTCGCAGTAGAACCACTCGGCGTTGATCTTCAGCCAGAACTGCGGCGGGAAGCCCTGGTCGGTCGCCGTGAACTCGATGTAGAACGGGCAGGCCGCGCCGATCAGAATCTGCGCGTTGATCGTATCTGACGGGCTCTTGGCGTCGCTGATGTAGCACTTCGCACCCTCGGCGTCGGCGGGATCAGGCCACAGCGTATCGCTGGCGAAGGTGCCGTAGCTGCTGCTGGCCTTAAGCGGCATGGCGCCGGCGGCGCCCACCTGATAGGTGTCCGTCGCCATGGTCCAGCTCTCGTTGCCGCTGGCATCGGGGCAGACCGCATCGAGTAGCGCGGCTTCGTTGCCCTCCAGCTTCACGGAGAGGTACGTGACGGTGTTCCGCTGATCGTTGACGACTCGCACGTGCTTCGGCTTGTCGGCCACGCGGCCGCGGAGCACGGTGCTCCCGTCGACAGCTACCAGCGCCGTGCTGTTGACCTGGCACGGGTTATTCGCATCGTCCGTCTCCAGCCCGTATTTGCTGCTGACGTCGTGCGCGATCGTCAGAGTACAGCTGCTGACCACTCCCAGCTCGTAGACCGGCTCCAGAGTGGCCACCGGCACCGCTGCCGAGCAGCCGCCGCCACCGTTGTAGTTCTCCTCAGGGTTGGTGAATGTGATGGTGATGCTCATTCCAGCACCGCCGTTACAGCTGAGATCATGAAGTGCAGCTCATAGCCGCTGCTACTCATCTTGAACGGCGCGATGTGATCACCGGCGCCCTTGCTGAGCCTGCCGGTGTAGTCTTTCCAGTAGCTCTCGCAGTCGAGATCAGGCGGCGCCGTAGACTGCGCCAGGTCCTCGATGAACAGCGCGGCGCGGTTCTGCCACCAGTAATGCAGCAGCGCGAGGTTCGGGCCGCCCTTGAGCGTGGTCGGGTGAATCGTCGCCTTGAGCTTGCAGCTGATAGTCAGCGTGGTGGGCCCGGTATAGGCAACATCAGCGCTCTGCAAATCGTCGCTGATGTCGCGGAACACATTGCCCGCCGGGATCTGTGCCGCCAGCCGCAGCGGTCCCTGGAGCGTCTGGTTGCGCAGGAAGTTGAGGAAGTTGCCGGTGCCGGTATGGCCGCCGATGCTGGCCCTGATCCAGTATGCTTCTGTGCCGTCAACGGTGTTCTTACCCCAGGCCGATGCGCCCGGCGGGTCCTGCCACGCCATGAAGCCGTCGACGGTGAAGTCGCTGGTCGAATCGTGGAACGGGTTGCTGCCGTTGAAGGCAACCCAGCCCGCAGCGCCGTCGCTATACTCCCAGGTGATCGCGCCGATGCTCGGCGCGCTGACCAGCCGCAGGCCCATGGACATGAACTTGGCGTCGGCGCCGAAGTACATGACGTGTGCCGCGCCGCCCCATAGCGGGTTGCCAGCACCGCTCAGGTCGCCGATGTCACTGTCGTAGTCATCGAAGCCGACGCCGTTGTCGCGGCGGCAGTAGTCGGGTGCACCGTCCGTCTGCGTGATCCTGACTGTCCTGCTCACAGCATCGCTAGCCAAGATCGTCACCGCCCATCAGGTAGATGTCGCTTTGCAGGTCACCGGCGTCAGCGCCGCCCGCCGCGGCCATCTGTAGGCGCTGGAGCTTGGTGGCATTGAGCAGCTCGGTCAGCAGCGACTCGGCCCGCACATCATAGGTGTACATCGGGTTGCTCATGGACTCGCCGCGCCGGCTGCTGCTACCGCCGCCACCGAACAGGCCGCCGAGCACGCCACCGAACAAGCCGCCGAATATCCCGCCGACGAAGCCGCCGAACGGCCCCATCCCGCTGAACACCTGGCTGAACAGCTGGCTCATCGTGTTAGCCAGCTCGTCGGCGACGCCTGACCAGTCGTGGGTGCGGAACGCCTCGCCGATGCTGCGCCCCAGGCTCTCCGTCAGGATGCCGCCCAGCATCGAGCCCTGCTGCCGCATTCCGCGCGCCGTGTCCTGGGCAACCTGCTGCTGTCCCTGCTGATCCGTACCGAATAGCCCCTCATCCTGAGGGGACGGCACGCCTCAACCGCCGGGCCCGCAACCGCCCAGCAGACCAAGGTTCTCCAGACCTGACCGGCTGTACGTAGCCAGCGGATTCTGATACTGCGGCTCGTAGGTGTTGATCATCGACAGCATCTCGCTGATGTCGACGCCCGCAGCCTTCAACGCCTCGAGACCGGCCATCGTGTACTGCCCGCCCTGCATCAGGATTTCGCCGTTGTCGCCGCGCAGGATACCCTCCTCGGTATCGAGCCCCGCGGCCGCGGTCTCCCAGCCGGTACCGCCCGCGATCATCGCCTGATTGGCGGCTTCAACCGCGCCCGCAATCGCATCGCTCAGCTGCTGGCGCAGCGTGGTCGCCACTCCCGCGACCTGCTGTGCGATTCCGGCCAGCGTTGCCGCCACCTGCTGGCCGGCCCGCTGGAATGCATCCGCCATCGCCCAGCCCATATGCTCGAAGCTGGCGACCGACGTGTCCTCCAGCGTACGAATCTCGTCCAGGATGTTGCCGCTCATCGTGGATACTTCAGACTCGATGTCAGCTGCATAGGCAACCGTGACATTGAGCATCTTGCCCCACATGTCCGGCCAGATCGAGTGACCGACTACCACATCCTTCAGCCACGTAAAGACGCCTTGTACCTTCTCCTTGAACCACGTCACCTTGTCGACAATCTGCTGGCCCCAGCTTGTGGCTGTATCCCTCAGAGCAGTCCACATGTCATTCCACAACTGCGGAATGGTCGTCTTGGCATTGGTGAAGAACGCCGCAATGGCATCCAGCTTCTCCTGAATCCAGACATCGGCGACGGTATGGAACCAGCTCGTGTCGTAGATCTCTTTACAGCCCTGCCAGAACGCGTCCCACTCAGCAGCGATAGGTCCCGTGCCACTGCTGAACAGCTGGGCAATCGCATCGAGCGCAGCCTGGATATCCTTGTCGGCAGTGGTATGGAACCAGCTCTGGTCATAGACGAGTTTCAGCCCCTCCCAGAGCGATGCAAAGTTCGTCTTGAGCCGGGGAGCCGCGTCCTGCATCGCGTACTCCAATGCAGCCTCGCCCTTCTGGAAGTCGGTAGCCATATCCCAGGCCGTCTCGCCTTCCGGTCCCACCCGCTCTCGCAGCATTCGCTGGAAGTCCTCAGCGGCTCTTGCCGATGGGTCCCAGTTCTCGATCGCATACTTGATGTTGATGGTCCAGACAGTTGCCGCCAGCGCTGTAAGAGCGGCGAGTAGGCCGAGCGCTCCCGCGCCACCGGCCGCAGTCCCCGTCGCCTTCGCCAGCCAGACATTGAAGCCCCAACCAGGACCGGCCAGAAACGCGTTGATGCCCGCGGTAAAGCCAACCATGCCGCGTGACAGTGCCGCGATTCCGATGCTCATCTGCCCGATGACCATCAGCGCCGGCCCCGCGATGGCCGCTACTGTTGCGAGCCCAGTGGCAAACCGCAGGGTTGCGGGGCTGGCCTGCGCTATCTTCCGGAGATAGTCGGTGAGCTTCGTGATGATCCTGGTGAAATCGTCCAGCAGGCCGGACTCGGAGATCGCCAGCCCCGCGCCCTGCACCGCGGACTTGAACCGCTCCCACGGCGTCATCATCTCCTCGGCGATCTCTTGCGCTTTGCCCGCGGCGTTTAAGTTGGACTGTGTCAACTCGTTCAGCGCCTCGCTGCCCTGTGAGATCAAGCCGGCAAACCCCGACGCGGCGCGTTGACCAACCAAGGTCTTCAGAGTGGCCATCTGCTGAGCCTCGCCCATTTCCCCCAAGCCGATTTCCAGTTGGCGAATGATGTCGACCAGAGGCAGCATGGCGCCTTCGGAATCCATTACCTGGAGCTTCAGCTCCTTCATGATGGCCGCTGCTTTATCTCCCGGATCAATGAGCGACAGGATGCCCATGCGCAATGAAGTACCGGCCTGGCTAGCCTGAATACCGGCGTTACCCATCAGACCTACTGCGGCCGCAATTTCCTCGAACTGCATACCGGCACCCGCAGCAACAGGTGCTATGTACTTCATTGTTTCGCCGAGCATCTCCAGATCGACATTCGCACTAGTGAAGGTGTTGGTCAGCACATCCGACACGCGGCCCATGTCCTTTACTTCCAAATTGAAGCCGGTGAGGATATTGCTCGCGATGTCGGCTGCGCGTGCCAGATCGACCTGTCCCGCGGCAGCCATGGCAAGCGTGCCGGGCATGGCGCCCAGGATTTCGTTCGTCTTGAAGCCGGCCATCGCCAGGAAGCCCTGCGCTTCCGCGGCCTGATTGGCCGTGAATACCGTCGTCGCGCCGAGGTCCTTTGCCTGCTGCCTCAGCTGTTCAAACTGCTCGCCGGTGGCACCGCTGAGCGCCTTGACGCGGCGCATCGACTTGTCAAAGTCCAGGCCCAGCTTGATAATCGCTCCGCCGGCAGCCAGGATCGGCACCGTCACGTACCGGCTCATGCTGGTACCCACGGCCTTCATCGCCCGGCCGGTCTTCTGGAGGTTGCCGGCGAGGCCGCCGATCTGCCTGTTGGTATTGGCCAGACCGCCGCTGAACTTGTCGTTCAGCTCCAGCACGACCTCCAGAATCTTCTGTTCGGTATCGCTACCCATTACCGTCTAAGCTTGCTCTCCATGTCACGGCGCGCGGCCTCCTGCTCCTCGCGCTGATGCTCCTTCACTACTGAATCCGCCAGCCGCATCGCGGCCAGATACCACAGGGGCTGATCAACAAGACCGCCCGCTCGCAGCAGATGACCCGTGCTGTAGTAGCCGTAAAGCCGCTGCACGCGCACGGCGAACTCGCTGACGTCGCGGAACGGGCAGCCTGTGGCAATGATGTCCTCAATGGCGTCTCCTACGCGTCGCTCTCCGATCTTGAGGAGTCCCTGGAGGCAGTGGTGGGGACAGTCTCGCTCATCTTGTCCTTGGCCTGAGCACTCCCTGGGACACTGGAGGCTGAGGCTGAGCCTGAGGGAAAAACCACGTCCTCCACCTCCTCCTCGCTCAGGCCGGTTGCATCGCGGCACGCCTGCATGACCTCCAGCAGCAGCAGCTGCGGCAGCCGGTCGGCGCAGGCAGTGGTAACGACCCGCACCTTCTTGCCGTCGATGGTGACCTTCTGGAAGCTCAGTTCATAGTCCTTGCCGGTCTCCGGATCAGTCAGGCCCTCAATGTGAGTCAATGCCACGCGCGCCCAGCTACGCGCCGCCGTCCGAACGTTCACGGTGTCGCCGCTGATATTCAGACCCGCCGCGTACTCCGCATGCCGGTCGTGCAGCTCCCGAATCTTGAACCGAACGCTCGGCTCCCAGTCGAACACGCGGCCCAGCGACTCAAGCTGCTCGAGCTCCAGCAGCGACAGCAGATTGATCAGCGCCGTGTGCCAGTTGCGCTTCCGCTCGAAGTCCACGATCGGGTCGTAGCGGAGCGTATGGTAGAACTCCTCCGGGCCGTGCTCGATGTCGAGCTTCAGATCGGCCGCGGCCTCCCGCAGCGCTGCATCGACTTCCGGCAGGCTCTCCAGGGCCGCGCAGAAGGTTCCGTAGAATCCGCTGAAGCTCTGCTTGGCCTGCTCCAGCAGATGCTCAGGCACATCGCATCGTGCGGTAATCCAACCGCCGGTTACTTTGGGGGGTAAAGCCTTGGCTTGCATCTTGCCAGCCTCCTACAACACTACTGACCCAGGCTCGCGGCCTAGGTGTACGTCAACGTCAGCCCGGTGTCGCCCGCGGCATAGCTGACCGCCAGCGGCAGGGTGATCTCATGGCGCCCGGCGGCCTGGCTGGGATCGATCTGCTCGCGGAAGTACAGATCAGCCGTGACTGTCAGAATGTTGCCTGCGTCGCTTCCCAGCACCGCCGACAGCGCCATCTTGGTCTTGCCCGTCAGGTTGTTCCACCAGTTGGACGTCGCCGGCAGCTGGGCGCGGATCGTCGCGTCAACGTGGAATGCGCGCTCATAGATCGACGGGTTGATAATCCCGTGCGAGCCGCAGGCGTCCTCGTCAGGCTCCTCCCACTGATTCGGGATGGTGATGACCAGCCGCTTCAGCTTGATCGTGATGCCGCCGATGGTGATTGCCAGGCCCTTGCAGACCGGCGCCCGCGCCGCCGCCGTCGTCAGCACACCTGTAGAGCTGCCGCTGCTGGGCTCGGTGTACGTGCCGTGCACCTGCCAGTTGCAGCGCATCGCCTTGTTCGGCTCGATCACCCACTCAGGCCGTACCACGCAGTTAGCCAGCGCTACCAGCAAGGCATTGCCGCGCCAGTAGTCGATGTCCACCTTGGTGCCAGCCATCGTCGGATCGCGCGTATACACGACCGATGTCCCGGCGTTGATGGTCTCCGTCATGCCCGCGGCTTTGATCAGCGGGCCGTCGAACGGCGCTGTACCGGCCGCACCGGAGCCGCTGACGCGAGTCGTGAAGCTGCCCACGCTGTACAGCGCGCCTGGCAGAGCAATATCGCGATGCTGCTCCGGCGTCTGCGCGTTTGGCTCGTCAAACGAGGCTCGCTCCTTGAAGTCGGCGTTCTCAACGACGATCCTGACACCGCCGACCTCAACGATGTCCAGCGCTGTGATCAGGTTACCCATGTCTCAGTTCCTCCAATGCAGCTTTACGCTTCGGCTGGCCCATGGCCTTCCACTGCGCAAGGCTGTGGCTGTGAATCCACTCTCTCGCTTCGTCCTCGGTGTAGCCGCGGGGGATGGTGCCGACATCACCCCTGGTGATCTTCGGCCGGCGGCTCCGGCGCGGCTGAGGCTTGGGCTGCTCCGCCGCAGGCTCCGCTACCGGCTCCGCCGGTTTGACAGCCTGCTCGGCGGACTGCGGCTCCGCGGCTGCCTCCGGTCCATGCGCCCGCGTCTTACGCTGAGCCGCGGCCGGGTCCAGCCTCGTCTGCCGTCTTTTCGCTTCAGGTTCCATCTGCTCCTCCTATCCAAAGTCCTGCTGGATCACCAGCAGCAGCCGGCGCGAACGGACTTTCCTGATATTGGCCGGCGGCCATTGAATCGGCGGCAGGCCCGGCTCCGCCGAGATGTTCATCACGGTGCCGCCCAGCAGATTCGCAGCCGCGGCCTCGACCACCTTGACCATGCTGTCTGCCATGTCGCGACCGCCGCCGGTGCCGCTCTCCTTGTCGTCGTACACCAGGTGCACCGCAACGTGCAGTGAAATCTCACGCTTGCTGGTGGCATCCCGATTGATCTCAGCCTCCTCCAACTCCTCGATCAGCACATAGGGCATCTCGGTCTCACTGATCGCGTCAAAGGTGATCAGCTCGGAACTGACCGTCTTAACGCCGGTCACACTCCCCAGCGCCGTCTCCAGCGCCGTGATCGCCGCGTCTCTGGTCTGATCAGCCATCGAAGCTAACCCTCTTGATCACCCGCCGTATCCAGCCGCGGGCGATGCTGCGCATGGGGTTGCCCAGGAACCGCCGAGGCTTGATGCGCTTCGTGCCGTACTCCAGGAAGCGGGCATAGGCCATCTTGTCGCGCAGCCCGATCTCCCATAGGTCGCCACCTTTGCGGCGCGCAAAGCCCTCGATGCTGCGGTACAGATTGCCGCTGATTCGGCCCAGCACCTTGTCGTAGTTCGTCTTGGCCGCACGCTCGAACCTCACCGGCAGCTCCTGGCTCATGCCGGCCACAACCGCGGCATGGCTCTTGGCCACGCCGCTGATCAAGTCGCTCAAGCGGACGTTGAGCTTGTCGACCCGCACCTGCTCTCGCTGTCCTCGCGCCATTACAGCGATGCCCTCCTGTAGCAGCTCAGAATGGCCTCTACTTCCGCGACAAGGCCGCTCGCCGGGCGGTCCACGATGATCTGCTGCTCGCCGATCACTGTGCGCTTCATGCCCATCCGCGCCTGCCCGGCGCCCTTGCCCTCGAGCCAGGCCAACATGGCCAGCATCGCTGTTGCCCGCTCCAAGTCGGCCGGCACGTCGAAGCTCGCCGTGATCTCCGCCGTAGCCCATGCCGTAGTCACGTAGCCCGCCGTATACGTGATCTTGATGCCGTTCGGCGTGGTCGGGTACTCGGTGTACTCGCTGTTGTCATCCTGGCCCAGCTTGGGGTAGTAGATGTACGACCGGTCGCCCGGCGGGGTGATCACGTCGAAGTACGCAGTGCTCTCCGATACGAATGTCTCGCTGGTGGTATTCCAGATGTACACGCTCCCCAGCGCAGTGACCGGCCACTGATGGGGGTACAGCTCGTTCGTGTCGCGCCCGGTGTGCCGCTCGTCGGTGTGGGTAGTGGACTCCAGTACGCGGCCGGTCTCCTGCTCGACCCTGGCGGTAGCCTCCAGCAGCAGCGCCTTCAGCTCACTATCCAGCGTGCCATCGGTCATCTTCAGATAGTTCTTGGACTTGAGCAGCTCGAGCCTGGCCAGCGCCATTACAGCACCACCCCCTGTAGCTCAGGCGTCAACATCAGATTGGCATCCTCATCTCGACTGGCCCACTTCAGCCCGTGGCAATTCCGCGCCGTCTGCATCGCCTGCTCGTGGGCGATGAACTCATGGGCGCCGTATACCTGCCCTGGCTGTGACTGCATGCTGAGCAGCTGCGCCCGCAGCTTGTCTCTGTAGTCGGTGCTGGGCAGATGCCGGCCCTGCGTGATGTTGCCCAGCAGTGCCATGCCGCCCTGATGCAGATCAATCAGCGGCACGCCCGCGATGTAGGCCGTGACGCCTGCCTGTACGCACTCGTAGCAGGCCGTGCTATTGACCATCGCCGCGGCGTCGACCTGCGCGAGGCTGTCGCCGAGCGAGCCGCCGGCTGTCAGTTGCGCCCGCGGGTACCGGGCCCGAATCGCCGCCATGGTCTCGGCGTCGGTGAAGCGATCCGGTACAAGCACCGGGATCTTGTCATCGGGATCGAGCAGGTAGCTATCCGGCAGGCTATGCGGAATGCCGACGCGCTCCAGCGTACGCGGATGCGGCCGGTACCACAGCTCAGCGCGCGGAAGCACCATCCGGACTTCCCGCACCAGCTGCGCCATGGTATAGCCGCGGCCGCCGTACTGAAGCGCCTGATCGCCCGGCACCTGGCCGATGATCAGCACCCGCTCCACCTGCTCGCCGGTGTCGACCGCGGGCTCGGACGGCAGCTGCTCCGGGCTGGTTGCCCAGCGCAGCCACGTATCGTCGTCGTACATGCCCCAGTCGAAGCGGCTGGTGTCGTAGTGGCTGATGATCCCAAGGCCGTAGTGGTACACGCGGATGCCCGCCTGCCGCAGAACCCGGCTGCGCATGTTCCAGTGGCTCGCGTACTCACCCACGATGAACGTGTCGATCTCCCGCTCGTGGAACGCATCCGCTAGCCGCCGGTCGGTGTACCGATGCTCGTTGACAACCCAAATGTGGCCGAAGCTCGCAAACAGCGGCAGCAGCCGCTCCGCTACCAGCCACCGCTCCATGTGGCAACTGACCGCCAGCGACCGGCCGGCCAGGGGCGATCCCGCCGGCGGGCTGTCGTGCTTCAGCCTGATATCCTCCACGCTGTTCACGTACTTGTGCATCGCTACTCCTGCCCACGGGGACAGGCCCGAAGGCCCATCCCCGCAGGCTTCACCCTCACCCAGCCAAGTGCATCGGCCCTGATCGCGACCTGGCTAGCTTGGGTTACGCGTTGACTACGTTGCTCGGCGGGTTGATCGACTTGAACCGGTTCACCGCGATGGTGATGATGATCCCGGTGCCGTGCGTGCCGGTGGCTGTGACGACGACCTTGACGTACCGCTTGATGCCCTTGTAGCCCAGGCTGTACACCGCGCCGTCGCTCGCTGCGTCATCGACAAGGCCGAACTGATCGCTCGTGTTGCCGATCACGTCATCGGCGTCGACGTCCGCATACGTCACGTCGTCGTCGGACTCCTGCAACTTGCAGTCCCACTTGACGCCACCGCACAGGCTGTTGCCGCTCTCGCCGAAGATCACGTCGAACCGGGCGCCCTCGTAGCCAGCCATGTCGGCGGCGTCCGAGGTAACTGTCGCGGTCTTGACAGCCGGCACGGTCAGCAGGTC